ATGCACTCATAAAATTCTTTCTCTTTCGACAACATTTTCTTTATGTATTTATCATCTCTATAAACATTCACTATCACTCCATTGTCTCCATCGAAAGAAAAATAAATAGCATTCTCCACTTGTGCTACCTCCATTTGGTGTTGTAGTTGAGGAATGTATTTTTCTGGCACTTCTCCATTCATAGCTTTTTCATGATCCACTTTCCCAGCACATTTCACTTCAGCAATTTTATTTCCTTCTACATTCATTCCATCGAGGGATGCCATCATCCATTCATATGTACGGTGGAATATTACCTTTGGAGAAAATAATTCTCCTGTAAGGTGTTCAAGTTTTTCAATTGCCTTTGATTCAAGATTGTGTCCCCGTCTCATAGCAGAATTTTCCTTCCAGGACTTCATAGCAAGCTTTTCTTGCCACAATTGATAAGGTGTCCTCCATGGAGACACTCCCATAATTACAGGGGCATCTGAAGCCCCTATTTTAGTTCTACGCATTTCTTTCCATTCCTCAGTGTTTTGCATTATCTGATTATGCATATGCCGCCTCCTTACTACTCTCTTTTGACTTTTTTTCGATAGCTGATTTTATTCTTAAATACATCTGAGATGGCAGTTGATCTAATGCTTCAACATTAGGTAATTCTTTCTTCAAAAACGACCAGAATTGCGTCTGATAAATCGGATCACAACTGTACAACATATCTTGCAACTCAGTTGACTGAGCCTTAGATATTTTAGTAACTAATGGTTCCTTTTTAGCAACATTCATAGAGGCCGCATTTCCGTCATCATCTTCATCTGTAGTCACTCCAACAAGAGCTGCCAAACTGTATCTTCTCATGTAGGTGATCGCTGATCCTATTCCTTGTGCGTCTTGCTTATTGGGAATGATTGGAAGAATTGATTTAATCCATTGCCCACTAGAATGGGCCAATGTTGTCACTAAAAATATCTTATCCTCCTTGTAATCCATCGTTTGGATAACAGTAAGACCATTCTTTGTGAGAGGGGTCCTACATGCATCCCATACATTGGAAAGATCTGCGTATTTGCTTTTGAAGAAAGGGTTCACGCTATCTTTAATCGCAGGAGTAATTTCTGACTGTGCTTTTGATAGAGCGAAAGCCAATTCATTTATTTGTTCAGATTGGTACATATTATGCTCCCACTTTTGCTAAAGATTTAATATATTTATTATTTGCAACTTTCCACAGATGTAATAGATCGGAAACATCATTGGATGCATTCTTCTTTACAACTTTCAGATCGCCTGCTGGGAGATTAACACCAAATTTTGCTCCCAATTCTTCCAGGCAATTTTCAAGGTCTTCAATTGCACCATTGTGGTAGACAATGTCCAATATCTCCTTAAACCAATACTTTCCTTCATCTAATTTTTCTTGTTTTTCATCGCAGTAGCAGCAATCTTGTTCGTAGCTTATATCATCATATGTAAACATTTTTGGATCCTTTTTTTTATTTATTTTAATTTTAATTATACAGTGTATATGAAAAAATTTCCTTCAATATGTGGGTTGCCATACAATCTTTGAAGGGCATCTTTGTCTTTCTCAAGCATCTCTTCTGTATCAAACACTAAGTACTCTCTTCCCATGTAGATAAAGACTAGGTAGTCAAAAGTTCTTATTCTGAACAGATCTGCTGACAACCACTTAGCTAACACTTCGAGCTTATCCATTTTTACCCCTTGGTTTGGATTATGATGAAAATATAACAGAGTGGTGAATTTTCACAAAGAAAAAAAGTGAAATTGCAACAAAAGATTGAGTTAGGTACAATGCGGCGCAAAAAAGGAGAAACGATATGGACCTAAGAGAATATCTCTATCAGAAAAGAATGAAGATCAAAGATTTTTCACAGATTTTGGAATACGACAGATCACAAGTAACACAGGTGATAGGGGGCAAAAGAAAGCCTGGAAGGAAAATGATTATGAGAATAGAAAGAGCCACTGAAGGATTAGTAACTAAAGAAGACTTATTAAAAAATTATAAAGATAAAAATAGTTCTGAAGAAAACGATTCCTTCAATTTTATTGCCGATAAATCAATAAATGATTAGGTTATTCAATAAAAAAGGCGGGAAGGATCCATCCAACCCGCCTAAAACAAAACTAGTGACCAAAGCTACCCAGCAAAATCACTACAAATCACTATACCAACAAGAAGCAGGACACAGTGAATATGACAGAGAATATAGTATACATCTCCTTTTCTCACAACAATCTTCTTCTTAGAATTAACGAAAAAACATTTTCTACCGAAAATCTAAAAACCAATTTTTTAGGAATTGGCAACTTTCAATTTCATTATCTAGTCGATTTCTCAAAAATATTAAAAAAAATTAAAAACAACAAGGATACCAATGAATAATAATCACATGCGAGTTCCGGGACTATTTATTCCAGCTGAAATCCTCGAAATGGAAGATCTTTCATTTTTTGAAATGCTTCTTCTTTCCTGGATAGATGCTCTCTATTGCCCACAACATGGAGGATGTTATGCCTCTAATGAATATTTGGGAAAAAAAGTTCGAAGCTCTAAAGAAAATAGTATAGCAAAAGCTTTAACTAGACTTAGGAAAAAAGGATTGATTGAAGACATTTCTTTTAATGGAAAAACAAGAGTAATACGAGCGCTCATACATAAATATATCGATAAGAAACAATCTAAATCAGGGTTGGATAAAAGTAAGAAAAGGGTTGGACAAACGTCCATCAAGGGTTGGACAGATGTCCATCAAGGGTTGGACAGACGTCCATCGAGTCCTTATATAGATAATAAAGAAGATAGAAAAGGGAGGAGGAAGGCGGCACAGCCGCTCAGCCCCTCCCCTTCTTTTTCAGAAAAAAATAAACCAGAAATGGTGAAGTTTGGTGAGTTTGTAGAACTCAAGAAAGGGGATTATGAAATCCTATGCGATGAGATCGGTAAGGATCTCGTGGATTACTACATCCAATCCATCAACAACTACATACCCAATGCGCCTAAGCAATACAAAAGCTATGCATCTGTAATTCGTCAATGGTATTTGAAGGATAAAGCAAAGGGATCTCTTCCTAAGAAAGAAAAAATAAAAGGGATGACCCGAAGATCATCCCCTAAAGAAACGAGAGAAGAGATTGAAAAGCTAAAGAAATTAGCTGATCGTCTAGAAGGTATCCTGAGACGTAGATTCACTGCAAACATTATTTTTGAATCCGGACCTACAAAAGTAATGTTAGTCAATAAATCAAAAGATTTTTATAAGGAGTACGAATATGAAGACTATGACTTGCAAACCTTCAAGGAAGAAATTAGAAGAGGTATTGATATTTGCTTTCCAGGTTCTAGTAAAGAAATTCCTTGGAGTTAAGGAAAAAATGCTGAAAAGAATCAAAGCCCCATCTACGAGCCGAGTATTCGTTAACAAATGCTCCTGGGAATGCATAGGAGGCCGTACAATCTACTTTCGGAGTAAATTTGAGGTTAGGGTAGCCTGGTACCTAGAAAGTTTAATACAGGCCCGGAAAATAGGTAATTGGGATCATGAGCCAAAGACCTTCTGGTTCGAGGAAATAAAAAGGGGGGTAAGATCTTATCTTCCGGATTTCAAAATTACTCGTCTGGATGGCACTCATTGCTGGATTGAAGTGAAGGGGTACATGGATGCAAAAAGTAAAACAAAGCTGAAGCGATTTAAAAAATATTATCCTAATGAGGAACTTTTCCTATTTGGATTAGAAAAGTTCTCAAATCAATTTTCTTTTTTAGAAATAGAGAAAAAAATTACAGGATGAGGTTATGAAAAATAAATATAATTTGATATAATGGTGGATATGTATAACATAAAGAAAAAACTAAATTTGCAACATCTAGAAAACTTAGGCTTAGAGGTTTTTGTGACAATTTTTTCATTTGCAGGATTTGTTGGTTGTATGTTTTGGGCCTTATGGGGAGGCAGGTAAATGGAAAAAAGAATTTCTATTTTTAGTGATGGTGAGATTGATGAACTTGAGTGCAGAGTAAATGAATATTTGGAATCTCACGAAGGATTTCTTCATGATGTTGTATTTCAGGCTGTGGTGACTGAGAGATATGAAGAATATTTTGCAATATTAGTACACACTCCAAAGAGGGAAAAATGAAAATCAAAGACAAAAAAGTAAAAAAAATGATGCATGAGTTCAAGGAAGGAAAGTTACATTCCGGATCAAGAGAAGGTCCTGAGGTTACAGATAAAAAGCAGGCGGTTGCTATTGCATTAAGCGAAGCAAGAAAGTCCGGAGCTAAAATTCCAAAGAAAGGAAAGAAGTAAGATGGATAAAAAGATGCGCAAAGTAACCAAAAAGATCAGGAAGGCTGAATCTACTCTAAAGAAAGCAGAAAAAGAGAATGAGAAGTTAGCCAACTATGATGAAAAAGTACGGGATCCTATGATCAAGAAGTACAAGAAAATGGAAAAGAAATAATTTGAAAAAAAGATATCAATTGGTGAGGGATAACTTTTCTGTTCTTTTACAATATGTGGATATTTTGAGAGAGCATGGAATCAAAAGTGAAAGCGAATTAAATTTTTTCATCAATTTAATAGATGCTCTAGGACATCAATGTAAACAATATTTGAACTCAGACGAAGTAAGAAGGGAAATACCATAATGGTTGAAATAATTTATTATGAGAAAGTAGAAAAAAATAAGACAATTGCTCACGTAGATGTGAAAGTTCCTATACTTACACCTACCACGATAGTGATAAGAAATATAGCTCAATTAAAAACAGGCGATAGAAAGTGGCTAGCATTTCCTTCATTTAAAAGAGACGAGATTTTCCACAAGTATTTCCAATTTGAGAACGAAGAATACAATAAAGTCTTGATAAAAAAAATAGACGAAGAGCTAAAGAAATATTTGATGGGATTTGTAGATTGAAAGGAGAGGAATATGTTTAGAAATATCCCGTCCGACATGCTTTTTGGCATAATGATGTGCTCTATATTAATATTATTAGTGCTTATCCCTTTCCTAGGAAGAAACAAACCATAATGACATAAAATTATCAGACCATACTAGCATAGAGCCTATGAGTAAAAATATTCATATACTTTTAAAGTTTAAAAAATAAATATTATGGAATACGAGTCACATGCACTGTTAACAAACACATTGAGGTGTATGTTTATAGAATTTCTTACAGAAATGAGAGAAAAGAATCTTACTCTTCTCTCAAGTAGAGATGAGATAAACGAATTTCTATACCACTGGATAGATGTGAGATCACCCTATCTAATAGAAATTCTAGAGGAAATATATTTGGAATCAATGGAAGATTTATACGGAGAATCATATGTCGATTGAATTGAGAGTAATAGTAAGGGATGATGAGAGAAAGTTAACTAAAGATTTTAATATATATGAGAAGGTATCATTAGCAGAAGATGATCCTGTCATCTCTCGATGTATAAAAGAAGTAGTACAAGAGTTTCAAGGAACTCCAGATGATATTAAAATAAAAGCTACAATGGTGGTTGCGTAGTGGGCAGACCTACTAAATCAAAGATAATGGGCAGACCTCCAAAGCAAGTGGATTGGAAGCTATTTAAGAGCTTATGCGAACTCCATTGCTCTATGGAAGAGATTTGTCACGTATTAGACTTTAATGCAGATGTTTTAAGAGAAAAGATTAAAACAGAATATGGGTGTACATTCCAAGAACAGAGAGAAAAGTTTTCAGCGCATGGTAAACTTTCTTTGAGAAGAGACCAATTTAGAATGGCTAAAAGGAATGCAGCTATGTCTATTTGGTTAGGTAAGCAATACTTACAACAAAAAGATGTGCAGCATGAGATACAGGTAAATGAAGATGTTCATAATAATTATTTGAATTTGATGCTTCAGCTTTCCTCATTACAATCTGATCGCAAGATGGAAGAAAGTAACATCAATAAAGAACCGAAATCTGAATGAGTCACTGGACTGAATAGAGCGTGATCTGGAAGAGATTTTATTCTAGCAGTCATTTCATCCAAGATATCTAACATTTCGTTTCTGCAGGGCTTTGCATGGGTTTCTGTGATAGTTTCCTTGGTGGGTTGAGTATCTTTTTGGAATTTTGGGATGATCTCATTGCCATCATCATCCACTATGACAAAGTTTTCTAGATTACTAAAGCTAGCTCTGAATATTTTTTCTCCTGCTAGTGCCTGTACTTCTCCACAATCGCATGTCACAAGATCATCGATGTGTTTGCTTTCAATTATTTTATTGCAGTTCTTGCATTTTACTCTCTTTCTCATGGATTAATCCTTAGTGATTTATTATTTTCTTGTCTTTGTGGATATAAAAATATAACATAAATATTATGAACGAAAGACACATGCAAATAGTTCTTAGGCTCAGAAATATAATATATATAATAGGTATTGTTGCTATATTGGTTTCTGTTTTTTACACTAAAATGTATGCAAAATCTGTAACTGAAGATCAAAAGCAAGAATTTTGGCCCCCAGACTTAGTTCCGCATCTACCTCATTTTCCTACGGATGATGAATCTGGAAAGGTCGCTTAAAAAAGATTGCTGGTTTAATTTAAAAAATTTATAGTTATAACTGCTACTTCATATTACACTAATGTGGGTTTTGCGGTTTTCTTCCCCCTTTCATACGGGGGGAAGTTTTTTAAACTTTCTATGAAATTACCTTTATCTCCTAAACAATTAGAGTTCATAGTAAACAGCAAGTGTCACTGGAATTTAGCGCATGGCTCAGTGCGTTCTGGTAAAACTGTGGGAACCTTGTTTAGATTCATGCAAGCAGTCCATGAGTGTCCAGATTCACAAATATGGATGGTAGGACATACTGCTGATACTATTTACCAAAATGCTATTCGTTTACTATTGGAAAGCGACCAATTAGCTATATTTAGACCTTTCTGTACATGGTTTTCTGGAAAGAGACAGCTAAAAGTTAGGGATAAAACTATTTCTACATTAGGAGCGAAAGATGAAGGTGCTATAGGTCAATTTCAAGGAAAGACTATGTCATTGGTGTACTGTGATGAGATGACTCTCTATCCTGAATCCATCATAGATATGATAGATACTCGACTTTCTAATCCTCATAGTATGGGATTTGCTTCTATGAATCCTTCTCAACCTACTCATAAGCTTAAGAAATGGATAGATATGGCAGAGGCAGGAGATAAGAATTACTATGCTCTACATTACACGTTGGAAGATAACCCTTATCTAGATGAAGATTATAAATTGCGTATCAAGCACAGTCTTTCTGGAGTGTTCTATAAAAGGAATTATCTTGGTCTGTGGTGTCTAGCTGAAGGAGCTATCTTTGATTTCTTTGATAAGAAGGTACATGTAGTATCAAGACCTCCAAGACAAGCTGAATATTGGATTGCAGGAATAGACTATGGAACAGTCAATAACTTCGCTTGTACTCTAGTTGGTATAAATACCGGAATTAGTACTCAAATGGGTATTTGTAGATGGGCAGAGAAGGAATATGTATGGGATTCTAAGAAAATGGGTAGGCAGAAGACAAATGCTGAATATGCAGATGATGTGCAGGAGTTCTTGGAGCCTTACGGAGTGAAGGGAATATATGTAGATCCAAGTGCAGCTGCATTTAAATTAGAACTTCGCAAGAGAGGATTTCATATTATCGATGCTAATAACGATGTGTTCAATGGAATACAATTTGTAGCTTCAGAAGTGCAATTAGGCAATCTCTTCATATGCAAGGATTGTACTAATCTTATACGTGAAATGGAATCATACGTATGGGATCCTAAGTGCTCTATTAAGGGAGATGACATTCCTTTGAAAAAGGATGATCACTCTGTAGATTCTCTAAGATACTGCGTATTTACTCATAAAATTTCTACTTATGATTATCAAGCCCATGTTAAACTTCAACAGAATTGGATGCAGAATAGGTTCCAATCTTATAGAAACTTTTAATTAGTAGATGAGTATGGATATATCATAAGAATTAAATATGGAATAAGTCATGATAAATGATAAATTTAGCAAAGAAGAAATCTTACATGCGATAAAGGAAGGAATAAGAGAAGCCTTCTTAGAAATGACAGAATCTAGAGATGTGATAATAAATGAACAAATCATGAAGGCGATTACTGATGGCGTACGTTCTTCGTTTCCATCCCGTGATACAATTGAAAAATGTATATGGTATGCATCTCGTGAATTTTTATCAGTAAACAATGAAAAATTCGCTTCATTCGAAGGTAAAAATTTATGTTAAATAAAGAAAAAATAGTTCGTGACTTAGTAAATACATTCAATGATCGTGATGAATTTCATGAAGCATATAAAGATAGAATGAAAGAAATTCTAAAATATTTTACGTATTGTCTACGTGAATACTTAAAAGAAGAAGTAGTAGATATACATGAATTTATTGATAAATTTGTAGAAGAGAGATTCCGACCACAAAATTAATATGGCATCGGCAGAAAATCATTGATATTTAGATTGCTTATAAAAATATAAATTTTATGTTATATATAGGGAATCATAACATTACTCGGGGGGGTATATATGTGTGATGAAATGTCGAATTGTTGTTGTATGGGTGCTCAAGGACCTCAAGGTGTTCCGGGATTACAAGGTTCACAAGGACCTCAAGGTATTTCTGGGCAAGATGGTAAACCTGGACCAATGGGTCCACAGGGTATTCAAGGTTTACATGGAGTAGATGGACAAATGGGACCAGCAGGTCCTCAAGGTCCTATTGGCCCTATGGGTCCTCAGGGCGTGCAGGGATTACAAGGGGTTCCTGGTAAAGATTGTGAAGCAAATAATTCTTCTTGCCAAAGATATTGTAACGTCTATGCATCAGTAGCTCAAGTTGTCGGAGCTTATAGTGCACCTAATGATATGGTTTTGTTTGATAGACAAAATTCTGTATCTGCGGGAGATTTTGATTTATCAATGAGTAATGTCAGTGGAGATGTAAAATTCCTAAAACATGGTATTTATCATATTCAATGGCAGTTACAAGCTAGAATATTGCCACCAGTTCCAGACCCAGTTCCTTCTTGGAGTTTCGGATTCTGGATAAATGGCGTTTTAGTTCCTGGAAGTATTTATTCTGGATTCACGCAAGCTCCTGGAGATGATGCTTGTCACAGCACTGGTGATGTAATCATAGAAGTTCAAGCGAATGACATATTAAAACTTAGAAATACTTCTGTATCAGCGGTAAATTTAAATCCTAATGTGACTGGAAGCGTTTTCCCTATTACCATAGCAAGTGTTAATATCGAATGTTTAAAATCTCTTGCATAAAAATTTCAAAGGTTCCCCCTCTCCTTTAAAAGAGGGAATTTTTTAAAGGCTCGTATTGATATAATAAAATATTTAATGCTATATTAACGTAAAAATATATATATCTGACGAGGTCGTCTTTGTCTTTCTATTATCCTCCATGGAATAATGCATTAGAGCCTTCTCAAGGTAATGTTCGACAGTGGCTTGATAATCTCTACAGCAAGTTTCAACCAATAGAGCAAAGTCGTTGGAATCAAAGTAATATAGACACTCTTTTCTATGCTGGGTCACAAACATTTGTAAATAGATATTTTAATTTCTCTCCTACTACTTCCTATCAACAGTACTATTTCAATCTTGTTCAGCAACCAGTGAATATAATCACTGGTTATCAAAGACAGCATCGTAAAGCTATTATGTATGAATCTGCTGAGGGAGGAGATCCTCAGACTACAGATCAATACACCAAATTGATTACACATGTATGTAACACAGAAGGAATACATGAGCAATTCTCTAAAGCATGCGAGTTAGCTGCTGTATCTGGCATGGTTTTGTTGCAACCATACTTGGACTATACATCTGGAGATGCTGCACAAGGAGAAATGAAACTAAAGGTATGGGAATACAATGCATTTCTAGTAGATCCTTACTTTAGAAATCCTGACATGTCAGATGCTCAATTTGTATGGACTCAAGAATATATAAGTAAAAAAGAAGCTGAAGATCGTTTTCCTGATAAGGTTTCAGCAATTACTCCAATGGCCGGTACTCCACAGCGATATGGAAGTTTCTATTTCCTTCCAGAAAACTACAACATGGCTAGAAATGATTTAATGGTACTTTCATATGTCTGGTATAAATGGAAAAGAAAGAAAAAAAGATTATACAGCAAGACGAGAAATCAGTTCTTTGATTTCTCGGGGGGAGATGGACAACTTGAACAAATTCTTTACAATATACCTGACATGGAAGAAGTTACTGTGGAAGTTCCATGTTGGAAGCTTGCGGTTGTTCTCAATGATCAGCTTATGTTCCAAGGAGATAATCCATTGGGCTTTGATGGTTGCCCTTTCATTCCTGTATTCTGGAATTATGATCCTCACATCAATTATTATGACTTGCGCGTGCGTTCTCTTGTTCGTACCATGCGTGATCCTCAATTTTTATTTAATTATAAGGTCATTACTAATAACGATATCGCAGCAGCTACGATCAATGCTGGATGGAAGAGAAAAGTTGGAGCTGTAGCTAATGAAGATAATCTTAAAAAGGCTGGACAGGGGTGGGATGTAATAATAAATGAAGGATTTGAGATGACAGATGTGGAGAAAATAATCCCATCAGCTGTTCCTCAATCTGATTTAGAGTTAGCCCAACAAATGTCTGATCTAATTTTTCAGACTTCTGGAATAAATCTAGAGAATTGGTCTGGTCAAAATGATAAACAGATATCAAGTTTGACTATGATGTTAAAGCAAGCGGCTAACTTAATGGTATTTCAAAAATACTTTGATCAGTGGGATTATTCTCTAAAGCTTTTAGGTGAGAGAATGCTACAGATAGTGATGAATAATTGGAATGCTGAAAAAGTACACTTGATGATAGGAGAAGAACCATCACCCTTCTTTTATTCCAAAGTATTTAGTAAATTTAAAACTCTAGTAGAAGAAGCAGATTTAACTCCTACTCAACAGAATTTACAAGCACAGCAGATGATGGACATAAATGCAGCTTTTGGCAGAGAAGTATTTCCTCCATCAATGATTATTCCTAAGATGAATATCACTGGTAAGGGAGAAATTATTCCTTATCTACAACAGCAGGAGCAAAATGCCCAACAACAACAACAAGAAGAATCCGTACTCAAGCATGCCTTCGAAGATGCCAAACTCAAAGAATTGTACTCAAAAGCAACAGCAAACATCGCAACAGCAAGAGAAAGACATGGTCGTGCTGAAGCGGATATTGGTCTATTTGAAGAAAGGCTCAGTGAGATTACTAGAAATCGTGCTCTCGCCACTAAAGACAAGATGGAAGCGCTTGAGAAACTGGTGGACGTCATTGGAAAATACGGAGAAATAGAAGCTGCTCTCAAAATGCAAGAAATAGAAAGTTTTGACTATAGACAAGAGCAGAATGAAGACAGAGAAAAAGTAGATGCTAAACAAACTTCTTTATCGAATGAATTTTTACAGCAGATTATTTCTCCAAATCCACAGATGTCTAATAAATGATAATTTTATTTCCATAATACTTTATATTTTAGGCAGTTAGGTCTTTTCAGAAAACATTATTTTCCTTATTATTTACTTAAAATTTAAACCCTAAAAAAGGATAAGCGATGGCTATACATGGAAGAGGTCCTATTATAAATCCAGAAATTTATGATGCAGAAGCAAGAATGAACAGTAGAAATTGCAGCGTATATGAATGTGCAGCTGTTACAGGTTTATTTGGCTGTTCAATTGATACAACAAAATGTGACGGGAAAATAGCCACTGTGGTAGTTATGACTGGAACCGGAGCATTTATAGGTGGTGTTTGCGGAGGCCCTCCTGGTATTGGTGTTGGTGCAGGAATTGGTTTAGGATTGGCACTAGGAAAGATAGCAATAGAATCTCACTATAGAAATAAACAAGAAAGGGCGCAACATCAACAGTAATTGAGGATTTATGTCTCACATTGGAGAAGTCAACAATAATCATACACCAATAATTCGTTTTGGAATTGTTGATCGATATCTAGATATTAGTATAATAGTTTTTTCTTTAATTACAGTTATAGGATACGTTTTAATATCTAGATATCCCAAAATTTTCTTTAAAAATGCATTGCCAACTACCGGTCAACCACTAACAAAAAAGTTCTGGCTTGTGAGTATTCCTTTCATGGCTGGAATTATAGGTACCTTTATTTGTACTGTGAGTAGGATAGTTAGAATTTATAATGTCCATAAATTGAATGATCCTTCCACAGAACATCTAAATAAAGAAAGAATACAAGCATGCAAAGAATTTCTTGAAAGTAATGGCCATACAGTTATAATGAGAGAAAGATAAAAAACTCTAATTTTACTCTACGAGGAAAATATGGCAGACAGTCAAAAAATGGGAAGCAAAGTAGCATCTGGCGGAATGAGAATAGATGATCATGCTAATTGGACTGGAAAATCTAAAAAAGGTCAAGTTTATGCTGATGGTGCAAAAATGAGATCTATTTCTGAACAGGAAGGCTCTGGTTCTGTAATGCGCTACGAAGATAATGAGCAGGCAATTAAATCTGTTCAGGAAAAAAGCGTGTCTCAGGTTAAGAAACATCCTATGAAACCTGGATATAGATACTAATTTAATAGATCTCTATTAAGGAGGATTTATGAAAACAGGATTTAAAGATCCAATTGCACCTCCAGAAGGCAAAAAAAAGAAATCCCCATGGGATTTTAGATGTCCTCTTTATGATGAGAGAACTAGTTGCTATGTAGATGCTGGTTCACATTACGGAGTAGGTCATAAGAATCCTGTAGGTCATAAAGGTGAAGTTAAACAACGTGTAGCTACGATGCCTTTTGGTCGTCCTAATACTCTTCAGACATCCTATGTTCCACCTAAAATGTTAGATCAGGAATACATTGAGTGAAAAATGACTCTAAAAAATCCTATAAGTTTTCTCATACTCCAAGATCATCGAAAGGTTTGGGCGACTATTATGGTACGGGTATTCGCGCAAAGATAGGTAAGATGCGATCTGATAGCATGGGCATGATAGAGATGACTCCTAAAAAACTTAAGACTCCTCCTAAATCTCTAGTCTAATAGCACCTCTTCTCTTTTCAAGAATTAAATTGCTGTATATTTTTCTTACTTTTTTTTCTGACAAATCATCGTGTTCAGGAGCTTCTAATCTTTCTCTATTAGTAGTAAATTCATTTATAGACCATAGAACTGTTTCGTGTTCAGTAAGATTTCCTCTTTGATATTGTGCCCACATCTCTCTAGGTGGTATCATCCAGCATATTTCTATTAAATCTGTATGAGAAATAGCTCTAAATAGATAAGAGTTAGTCTGTGCTTTAGGCTTCGTAAGTCTGGGTTGCCATAACATACGCTTGTTTACTCCGTCATCTGCTGTCCTAGGATGGGCAAATATATATACATACGGACTCTTATCTTGAAGTGAAAGAGAGAGACTGTTTTTGTTCATACAGTCATTAGCTCCTTGAAATATATTAGATTCTTGGTCCTTTTTGAAATGATCCAATCTGTCATGTGCTTCTAGTCTATCAACCTTCATATGAGTCCTATTTGATTAAAGTAATTATTGATATATATTTAAAGTTTAACTTTAATGGAAGAACAATACGAATTTTACGAAAGGAGTTTTTCAAATGTCTGATGAAGCACAAGTTGCACAAGAATCAAAAAATAATGATAAAGAATACAATTTTAGACAGATTGAGAAAAAATTATTGGAAGAAAGAGAAGCGAGAGCTCAAGAGAGAGCTGCAAGAGAGGAACTAGAAAGAGAAGTGCAAAAGCTAAAATCTTTTCAACAGCAGAATACTCAACAAGATGATGACGATGATTCCGAGCCTTACGTAGATCATAAGAGATTAAATAAAACATTGTCAAAGTTTGGACAAAATACTCAGACTGAAATAAACAAAGCTATGGAAATGGCTAAAAAAGATGCTAAAGAAGAGTTGAGAAAAGAAATATGGTTGGAGAGCAATCCTGATTTTTATGATACTCTACAGCAGCATGCTGAAAAATTACATGCCAGAGCTCCAAAATTGGCAGAATCTATTTTGAAAATGCCAGATTCTTTTGAGAGACAACAATTAGTCTACAATAATATCAAGGCATTGGGTCTAGACAAATCTGAGCAAGCTGAGTCTTCCATACAAAAGAAAATAGATGGTAATCGTAGAGGAAATTTCTACCAACCTACTGGCGTAGGAACTTCTCCTTATGCTTCTGCAGGAGATTTTAGTGAAGCAGGACAAAAAAGTGCCTTTAATAAAATGAAAGAATTACAGAGTAGATTAAGATTGGGGTGATTAAAATTACAATTTTAATTATCATTCATTTTTACTAACAAAGGATGGAAAATGAAAAAGCACAAACTAACTCACGCTGAAGAAGTTAAAGGTGGAGAAGATTCTCACATGCATCACAAAAAAATGCATGATCATCATATGAAAGAAGCAAAAAAACATATGAGTCACTTACATAAGATGGCTAAGCATGGTCATAAAGGACGTCATGCTGAGAAGCATAACGAGAAGTAAAGAGTTAATTATTGTTTAGGCGCAGATGGAAGTGGCATCCAATGAGTCACATCAGTGATATAATAGGAATGTCCTGTTGATTTTTCATAGTCACGATTCATTGGAAAAGAATGCATCCAACAATCTTTTGGATCATATTCATCTTCATAATTAGCTATGTTATAATCTCCTTCTTTGGTAATGATAAGAACATCTTGCAGTGGTTTAGGCAATCTATCTTTAATACTGATCCATTCTCCAATATTTTCACTCATGAATTACTACTTATATTTACGAAATTTTCTTTCCCAAATTTTATTTACTACTCTAGAAGCACTGAAAAGACCAAAAATTACTCCTATAATAAAAAAATTTATAAACATAAGAATTAACAGTACACTCATTATTTTTCCTCTCTCAAATATTTATATACAGCCTCTCGGCTCATATTAAACACTTGTGCTATTTTTGTCTTTTTATGTCCCTGATCAGCCATTTGCTTTAGTGCGATTATTTGTTCTTCATTTAACATTTTTTTTCTTCCTACATATATTCCACGTGCTTTGGCTAGACGAATTCCTTCTCGTTGTCTTTCTTTTATTAAAGAAAGTTCAAATTCTGAAAACGATCCCATAATGGAAAGTATTAGAAGAGATAGAGGAGAATCATCTCCTGTGAATGTTATGTTTTCTTTTATGAAAGAAATGTAAACTTTTTTTTCAATTAGTTCTTGGACTATATTACGTAAATCACGTAAATTTCTAGCCAATCTATCCATACTATGAACAAATAGATGATCTCCTTGTCTTAAATAAGACATCATTTCCTTAAATTGAGGTCTATCTAATACTTTTCCAGTAAACTTATCAATAAATATTTTATTAAGATGAATACCTTCTAATTGTCTTTGAGTATTTTGATCAGTAGAACTAACTCTTATATATCCTACTTTTTGAATATTGGATTTTTTTTGTTTTTCATTAATTTTATTAACAACATCTATATATATATTATTTAATATGGATTCATTCATTTTGTTTTTTTGGATAATTTTTGGATTTTAAGTCTAAGAAATTTATACATTTGTGTCAATAAATTAAGAAATAGACTTTTATTTACACTTAAAATTTTAGACAATATAGAGTACACCCTATTTACACATTCATTTCATTGTTCAAGAATCTACCCCCCTATCCAAATTTAATTAGGGGGGGTAATGAATTCTGGAGTAGGGGGATAGGAATGGAAACTATTTTTTTTAGTTGCAAGTTTTATTAATTTTTGTGCTTCTTTGTTCGCCATTTTTATTTTGGTATGGACATCGTAAGCATTTCATTTGTTCTGACCCATATCTTTTACATATATTGGGTCTATCTTCATAGATATTACAAGATAGATTTTTGTTCAAGAATGGACAATATCCATCTTTAGTGATTGGCAATTTTAGACAGACTTCTTTTGCTTCAAAAGGATCTGTTGCAGTAAATTCCAAAATATCGAGAACTTCTCTAACTATTTTGTCTTCATTTCTTTCATAAATTGATATTTCTATAGGAGCGCATTTACAGCACAAAGCATGGCATTTGTCGTGAAACTTTTTGCAGTCAAATTCCATGAAAGTATTTTGAATTTTCTATATATGATATGGATAGTAAAATTTTTTGCATTGTAAATAAATTATTTACTAAAAATGTAAATTTTATATATATATTAAGATTCGCCAGTCCTGCGTTATGGATATACCAGCGTTAAGAGTTTCGCACCTCTATTATCTGGATATGAGCGAGAACGGACGTAAGTAGGCTCGTCTACCGATCATCATATCGTATCATTTTAATTCTAATTAAAGGAATTATTATGTCGATTACGACTACCGGGAATTTGGGCCCTATGATCCTTCAGTCGCTTGCGCCTGCGATGCTCTACGTCCCAACCCCAACAATGAATTACATTACTGTATGCGATAAAGTAAGCATGCCAGCTAATGGTGGTACGACTTGCCGCTTTATGCGTCCTCGTGCCTTAACGCCTCCAACTGTACAGTTGGGGAATGCAGGTATTGATCCTCCAGCACAAGTGCCACAAAGAGACATCATAGATGCTCAAATGGCTTTCTTCGGTACTGGTTGTATTATCAACGAACAAGTGATTCTACAAGACCAAGAAGGTGTTTTGGCTTGGGTTTCTGAACGTCTAGCTGTAGCAATGAGACAAGCTGAGGATTTAATCCTTAGAGATTATATTGTTTCTGCTGCTAGCCAAATCAATGCTGGTGGAGGAAGTAATGGTGATAATCCAACAAACTTGGGTGTCACAGACTTTTCTTTAGTAGCAACAACTCTTGATACAAATAACGCTTATAAATTTATGAGTGGTATCGAAGGTATGGACAGATTTGGTACAGGCCCAGTGCGTTCAGCATATTTCATGTTGAGTTCAACAGAATTACAAACTGACTTCGACTCTCTACAGAGTTTTGGTACGCTTTCTTTCTTATCTCAATGGAATTATCCAACTAATGCATCTGCATTACCAGCTGAGTATGGTTCTGTAGGTAATATTCGTATCCTAACAAGTTCTGAAGCTCCAGTAGCTAGAGGTGCTAGTGAATTAGGAAACGATCTATATTACAATACAGTGCTAGGAAAACAAGCACTTACTCACATTAATCAAGACGGCTATAGCATGAACTTGATTTATCGTGATCCTTACTATTCTGGAATGTTAGCTCAAAATGCTACTTTGGCAGTTAAGTTTGCTCAAGCGCAAGCTATAACACAGGATACAGCTATTAGAAACCTTTTATCTACTCGCTCTGCGAGTTTGGGGGTATAAAATGACTGAATATTCAAAAATGGCCAAAGGTAGATTCACATCAACAGGTGGAGCGAAGATTATAAATCTTCCATTCCAACCTGATTATGTTGAATTAGTAAACGTTACAGCTGCAACGACTCCTACACAAAATGGAGTTCCATTTGCCACATGGGATGCAAGCGATGGTCAGGGAACTGCCGTTGCTCAGTATTTTAATGCTACTCCTGTATTGTCAAGTGGCGCTGTAACTGCAAATGGTATCAGTACTTTTAGTGCTGGTCTATCATTTCAATATGGAGCAGTATATCAACATACTGGGTCTACTGATTTTTCAATCACTGCTGCAAATCCTGCTGTTGTAACAACTACTACAGCTCATGGATTGACTAGTGGAGATGTGATAATTTTTCAAAATTTAGCACAAACGTCAACAACTGGTATGCAGCAGATTGCTGGAATTCCTTTTACTGTGACTGTAACAAGTAGTACCCAATTTTCGATTCCTTGGGATGCAAGTGGATCTAATTATACTGCTTTCAATACAGCTACTAGTACAGGTAATGTAGGATCTTTTAAGAAAGTCCTATATCCATATTTGTATGCTCCAGGTGTAAGCATTATCAGTAATATTACAACTGGTACAACAACAACAATTGATACAACAGACGCTCACAACTTTGTTGTGGGTCAAGAAATAGCAATTAGAATGCCACAAGTTAATGGAGTTAGTCCTTTAGCTTGGGGTGATGCTCGTTATAATTCACTACCAAATACAACAGTGCCTGGATCACCGATCTATGCATATGTGATTGCAGTAACAGATTATAACACAGTTGTTGTGAATATTAATTCTACTGGCTATTCAGCCTTTAATAATAATATTCCAGTAGCAAATGTTTCTGGTTTGCAATATCCACAGATTGTTGCTGTAGGTGATGTGAATACAGGTGGAGTACAGATTTCGAGTGGTTCTGCTCTTTATCCTCCTCCATTTATTCGTCCGATTGCTAACACGACTGTTAATACTATTAATGGTCCTGCAATCCAAGGAGCATTCTTCAATAATACAAGCCAAGGCTTTATCATTGGAGCAGGTTCTTTAACTGGTCTTTCATCGACAGTATTAGTTGGAGCTAATGGAAATATCATTAGATGGCGTGCCTTTCTGCATGATATTTCAATACCTTCATAACTTATAGTGAGTTATGTGGGCTTATAGTGAAATTGCATTATAACTAAACGATTCTCCTCCCCTTAATCGGGGAGGGGATATATATATTAAAAAATATAATAATAGTATTATAATGAGACAAAAGAGGAACAAATGTCCAATACTGTTATTTCGTATCCAATTCCTGCTTACAGTAACGTTCCAATAAATCCTCAGTTTTATCAGCCAAGAAGATTTGTAATATCAGCGATTACTCTTGGAGACACGACTACAGTTACTACGACTACTGATCAAGACTTTGTCATAGGACAGTTGGTAAGATTTATCATCCCACAAGCATATGGCACAAGGCAATTAAATGAACAAGAAGGATATGTAATACAGATATTATCTCCTACTCAGGTGATAGTAGATATAGTTTCAAAATTTATGGATCCATTTACAAGTTCATCATTCACTACACAACCTCAGATATTGCCGGTAGGTGACATCAATAGTGGGGTTCAAAACACGAATGGCAGAACCAATAATATAACTTACATCCCAGGAAGCTTCATTAACATATCACCAAATTAAAATTAGAATTAGTTGTGGAGTTTTTTTTAGAGTGCCCATATTATGAATTTAAAATTTAAAGTACAAAAGTGGGTGCTGTATGACAAATAGACCAAAGATTAACTCTCAAGGTAATCAAGAATTAGAGAAACTTCAGAGTCAATTCGATGATTTTAAAGAGAATGTTGATCAACTTACCTTAGACAGGATGAATAGTGCTCCAAAAATGGAGATGGACTCTCAAACTAAGATATCTTCCAGAGAGATATCAAAAAATAAAGATATTTATCTGAAACCAGATAGAACTATACCAGCTAGAGATAAATTTAATGAAAATTTCAGAGATGGATACAATTATTCCAAAGAATATGTGCAATTTATAGCTGAAAATAAAGAAATAATAGGTGAGACCATAGAAATGTGGACTAGACCTTATGGAGGTACGCCAGCAGAATTTTGGAAAGTTCCTGTTAATAAACCTGTTTGGGGACCAAGATATTTAGCTGAACAAATCAAAAAGTGCTCATATCATAGATTAACTATGAGCAATGTTGTCACAGAGACTACTGGTGTTGGAAATATGTATGGCACACTTGTAGCCGATAGCACAATTCAGCGTTTGGATGCTATTCCAGTGAGTCCGAGAAAATCAATATTTATGGGGGCCTCAGTAGGTTAAATAAATGAAAGAAAAAAAGAAATTCATACAAGAAGCAATTAAAAAACCTGGTGTTCTTAGAAAATCTCTTCATGTAAAAGAAGGGGAGAAAATTCCAGAGAAAAAACTGGAAAAAGCAGAACATTCTAAAAATCCAAAAACTAGGAAAAGAGCTGTTTTAGCAGAGACACTTAGGAAGATGCATAAAAAATGAATCTATTAGATGACATCATAACTTATGTAAGAAGAATCATAAAAAGTCCTTCTAATGCTGTTATCTCCAATGATCTAATAATTGATTATATCAATCGTTTTTGGATCATGGATGTCGATGCTCGTATGCAACTATTTGATCTTAAGACGAAATATCAGTTTCAGACGGCTCCTGGCGTAGATAAATACAATATGCCTTTGTATAGTCTACAGACGGAACCTGGAAATCAGCCGATAGAAATGTATCCTGTTTATCAGGGTTTTTTAGGCCCTGTATATATAAATGGTATTCAAGTTCCATTTTACACTCAAAAAAGTCAATTTTTTAATATTTATCCGAATGTAGTGCAGAATCTAGGTATTGTGGCACAGGGTGATGGTACTACAGGCCCTTACTCCTTACAGATACCTATTTTACCCGGGAACCAACCGCAGAATCCTCCGCTCAATGGGATTTTAAGAGGCCATATTGATATAACTGGGATTATTGCTACAGGATCTAATATAGATCCACCTATCACAGATGATCCAAGTGCTGCAGCCTCTATCGCGTCTGTTCCTGTAACAAGCGTAGATTCTGCCTTTTTTCTTACATCTATAGATTCAACAGGAGCTCCTGTGGTGGTTCAAGATAGTGGATGGTTCTTATTAGGAAATGTGAATTATGGATTGCTTATGCAACCAGGAAAAGCTCCTTATGGAAACCAGGCATTGCCAGCAAGTTATACTACAACTTCAAATACAATAAATTATTTTACGGGTGAAGTAAATGTGACATTTCCTGTGAGTATTCCTTCTAATCAAAACATAAGTGCCCAATGTTTCTTCTTTCAAACAGGTCTTCCTAGAGCAGTTCTTTATTATGATAATGTTCTAACACTTCGTAGTCCTCCAGATACTCAATACTTAGTAGAATTAGATGCTTATCTATCTCCTGCAGCATTTTTTACTAGCGATCAAGCTGTTCCATTTGCATACATGTCTGAATATATAGCACGGGGTGCTGCTAGGAAAATTCTTTCTGATACTGGAGATTTTGAACAATTCCAATTTTATGAATCTCTTTTCAGAGAACAAGAAATATTAGTATGGAAAAGAAGTCAAAGGCAGTGGACTGCTAGTCGTACAGAAACAATATATAGTCAAGGTTTCGGACAAAATGGTGGAATGAATAATAACTATGGTGGAGGAGTAAGTATATGACATTTGTTTTTGATCCAACGATCCCTGCAGCTAATAATAACCCTTCTGTAGATCAGCCGGTTATGTTAGCTAATAACGTTGCTAGCGATGGAATTATTGCAGTCGATCACATAGGATATAATTTAATTAATGGTGGCAATCATCTACAAGTGCATTTACCTCAATATACTGCTCCCACTATTGTTAATGGATCAGCTACTGAAGGATCAGTAATATACAGCGCAGCAGGAGTAGCAGATACAGCGCATGCACAATGCTTTTTTAAAAATGCTAACAATATCAATTTCCCAATGTCTTTTATAAGAGCATGGGGATATGCCTCTGGAAATATTGCTTCTCCAACAAATAGTATAATAAATAATCAATCAAGCAATGTCACATCAGTGATAAGAACTGGTCTAGGAATATTCACAGTAACTTTAAATGCAAATGTTGTGACAGGTGTTGATTATGGTGTTTTAGTATCTTCACTAATTCAGTCCACTGCAAATGGTACTCAATGCGGATTTTTTAATCTTGGCGCTGGAGTATTTGAATTGCATTTTCTTAAATTAGACGGATCTGCATTTACAAATCCAACATCTTTTGCTTTTCAAGTTATGCAAATTTGAGGTTATATGGGAGAAAAATTAGTCATTGGCCCAATTAACAAAGGTTTACGAAATGATCGTACTGCTTTTGTTATTGACAATGATTCTTTTCCTACTTTATTGAATGCTTATCAATGGAGGGGTCGTGTTAAAAGAAAAAGAGGAACACAAATCCTTGGTAGATTAGAAAGACAAGTTGAAGATTTATCTTTAGGAACTACAGATGGCTCTGGGAATTTTACAGGAAATATTTTTTCTCCTTTAGGATTAAAAGGAAATATTACTAATGTTACTCAGGCAAATCCAGCTCAAGTTACGAGTGTCAATCACAATTTAGTGACTGGAGATCGTATTCTGATTACTGGTGTTCAGGGAATGACACAGCTCAATAATATCAATTATACTGTGACGTTTGTAAATGCAAATAATTTTACTATAGGTATAGATTCTACTGGTTTTACTGCATATACTTCTGGAGGACTATGGCAAAATTTATCTCAATTAGGCGCTGCAGTTGTACCTGGTTCAATAACCATCACAGATGGAGTTAACGTTTTTACAGATAATTCAATGGGAGTTCTTACCGGAATACCAGGAGGAACAGGGACCATAAATTATTCCACTGGAGTGATCACGATAACTGGAGGTGCAGCAAATTCTCCTTTAGTACTTACATTCAGTTATTATCCTTCATTGCCTGTGATGGGTTTAGCAGACTTTAATGAGGTCAACGTACAATTTCCAGGTACTATCGCATTTGATACCACTTATTCTTATGACATTTCTACAGCATTTCCGTATGCTATACACGATGTAAGTTTTTACAAAAATCCTGCCGCATCTGCATCTTTACCTGGTTACGTTCCAAAAACTAATCCTACTCCTCTTACTTGGAATGGACAAGACTATCAACAATTCTGGACAGTTAATTATCAAGGAGCTCTGTGGGCAACTAATGGAATAAATATTCCATTCAATATAACCAATATTGGCATGCAATTTAAACCTATAACTGGAATCACTATAGATGCTGCTGGTCCTCCGGCACTTGCAACTCTTACTATAGTTGCTCATGGATTAGTAAGAGGAGATTTCGTATTTATAAATGAAGTTATAGGAATTACAGGAATAAATTTTCAAACGGGATATGTTGTTAGTGCTGATCCACAAGCTGCAAATACAGTACAAGTTGAATTTCCAAATGCTACCCTTGGTGGTGCTTATGTTTCTGGAGGCATAGCACAATATCTTACTAATAGATCAGATCCTACAAAAGATAGCTTACGATTTTATGATGGAGATCCGACTACTGGTCCTAATGGATGGGTAAATTTTTCACCACCTCTTTCTAATATGGATTATTCCGTATCCGATTTAGGTTTGGATCAATGGTATCTGGTAGGAGCAAGAGCAATAGTACCATTTAAAGATCGTCTACTATTTTTTGGTCCTGTTGTTCAAACATCTGATGTCAACAGTCAAATTTATCTTCAAGATACTGTTATTTATAGTCAGAATGGAACGGCTTATTATACGTGTTCGTTCACAGCTCCTGCAATTAATTATCCTCTCTTCCCGGTAACTCCTCCTGGTTATGTTCCAGTATTAGTTCCAATTAATCAAAGTGCCACTCCTTCTGCTTATTTTGAAGATATTACTGGATTTGGAGGTTTTCTTACAGCTGGTGTAGAACAGGAAATAGTAACGGTTAGCACTAATGAAGATGTTCTAATTGTTGGATTTACTAGAATGGAAACCAGATTAGTATATTCAGGAAATGACATCATTCCATTCAATTTTTTTATCATTAATACTGAGATGGGTTCAGGCAGCACTTTTTCAGCAATTAATCTAGATAAAGGAGTTATGACACGTGGTAGTAGAGGTTTTATTATCACAAGTCAAACAGCGTCTACTAGGTTTGATCTAGAGATACCTGATGAAGTATTTGAAATCAGATTGCCAAATAATGGTACGGAAAGAGTTTGCTCTCAAAGAGATTACCTAAGTGAATGGATCTATTTTACTTATCCTGTAACTAGCATAAATTATAGATTTCCTACACAGACTTTACAATATAATTACAGAGATGATTCTTGGGCAATATTTAGAGAATGTTACACTACCTATGGTCTATTTAGAAAACAGACTGGGTTCACGTGGGCTACAGTGGGAAATCAATTTGAAACATGGAGTGAATGGACTCAACCTTGGAATGCAGGACAATCAACCTTGTTAAATCCTTTGGTGATTGGTGGCAATCAACAAGGTTTCGTGATTTTAAGAAATATAGGCACTGCAGAAGGAGTTTCTCTTCAAATTCAAAACATCACTTCCAACACAATTACTTCTCATGATCATTGTTTGAATACAGGAGATTATTTTGTAATAAGTGGTGCATTGGGAACTGTAGGTGCAGCTGTAAATGGGAAAATATTCCAAGTATCTACAACTGCACAGGATTCGTTTATGTTTAATCCTTCCATTGCAACTGGACTGACTTATTTAGGAGGGGGATTGATAACTAGAATGTACGTTCCATTCGTACAAACTAAACAATTTCCAACAGCTTGGCAATTGGGAAGAAAGACACGTCTCGGACCTCAGCAATATTTATTAACAACTACAGATGATTCTCAAATAACTCTTTTAATATTTTTGAGTCAGGATGGAACTAATGCGTATAATGACGGTCCTATTGTGCCTGATGCTAATTCTATTAATAATTCTTTGGTTTACAGTACTATTCTCTACACTTGTCCTGAAAGTACAAATTTGGGTCTAACCCCTGCTAATACAAATTTACAGATGGTGACAGCTAAGACACAATCACAAATATGGCACAGGATCAATACTTCTCTTATAGGAGATACGGTACAAGTAGGTTTTACTATGTCAGATCAACAGATGAGAGATGTAGAATTTACCAATCAATTTTCAGAAATTGAAATACATGGATTTATATTAGATTGCTCACCAAGTCAATTATTATCATAGGTTTATATGTCTACTAATATAATCAATCAGATTCCATACCTAAGAACCTCTAGAGAATTTCCAGAAGAATTGAAACAACTCACTGTGGAAGTGAATAAAGCTTATATAGATACAGCTAATGCAGTCAACAATCGCATTATATCTATATTCCCAACTTCTAGACCTGCTATTAATGGAGAGTCATGGTTTTTGCTGAATAATCAACGTCAGCAAGGATTTAGACAAGTATACACTTTTACCAGTACAGCTTCCATAGCTCATAACATTCCGAACGTAGTCGCTGGTCAATTTGTGAGATGTTTTGGGTCATATACAGATAACACAAATACTTATGGATTGATTTTTGGGAGCAATGTGGCAATAGCAGGACAGTTGGGTTTTTATGTAACCTCCACAAATATTATATTTACTGTAGGAGCAGGACATCCTACGCTTGTCAAGGGAACATTAGTTTTAGAATGGCTTTCTCAGCCTTAATAAAATAAGAACTATAATGAAATTAATTTCTTTACAGTGTTATTGTATAGAAAAATAGAGGTATGTATGTCGTCTCAATATGGATCAAGGGGACCTGTAGGTCGCATTGCTGGGCAAAGAATAGAATCTTCTCAACAATATACTCCTGAGCAAATGCAATTATTCAAAAGCCTTTTTTCTCATGTAGGTCCTGATAGTTATCTATCTCGTCTAGCAGGAGGAGATGAACAACTGTTTTCACAAATGGAAGCTCCTGCTATGAGGCAATTTTCAGGATTACAAGGTAATCTTGCTTCTAGATTTAGTGGAATGGGACTTGGTGGTAGAAGAAGTAGTGGATTCCAAAATACAGCCACGCAAGCTTCTTCTGATTTTGCACAAGATCTTCAATCAAGACGTCAGGGTTTACAAAGACAGGCATTACAAGACTTAATGGGCATGAGCAATACTTTATTAGGTCAAAGACCTTATGAACAATATGGATATGAAGAAGAGCAACCTTTTTGGAAACAAATATTAGGAGGTGCACTTCCTATAGCAGGAGGAGCGATTGGAGCAGCATTTGGAGGACCAGCAGGAGCTGCGGTAGGTGGTAAAATAGGATCAGCAGCAGGAAGAGCATTCATCTAGGAAAAAATATGATAAACTTCGTTCAAAGACCAAAATCAAACAGAGAAAGATTTGCAAATGCATTTGGAGCGGCTGCTCAAGAAGGAGCAAAACTTATTCCAGAAGAATTACTAGGAAAAAAAGAAAGACAATCTCTTAGTGGTTTGATTGGAAAAGACGTTTCTGATATTCGTGATCCAAAAATGCTACAATCATTTTTAGATTCTGCTTTATCTCAAGAAAATCAGTATTCAAAATTGAAAGGAAATTATGAAGCGGATGAAGAAAACTTTAAAAAAATAAAAGAAGCTTTTGGAGAGAAATTTGCTGATGTATGGTTAGCCAGCGGCCAAGGAGAAAGAACTCTTCTAACTAAAGCTGCTTTAGACGCTAAATCTAGGGGAATAGATCTGGATGAAATGCTTGGATTCCAAGAAAAACAACAATCCCCACAACAAGAGATGCAACCTCAACAAAAAAATCCTGAAGAAAAAGTTTTTGATGAAATAAAAGATATTAAATCACAGCAAGATGAAGGGTTATTGCCTGCAGAAAAAATAGCCAGGGGAAAAGAAAGATATGATACTGGACTAAAGAAATATGAAGAAGCTAGTACTAAACTAGAGGGAATGGCTAGGGATAAGGAAAGATTAGACATATTAGAACATTTGGAAAAAAGCAAAAAATTGCCTAAAGGATTAGGACGTCTAAATATAGACAAAGAAGGAAATTTAAGAGCTGCATTTCTAGCATCTCCTGAAGCTCAAAGATTTGTTAAAACATTGAATGAATTTTCTTCCGGAGCAAAAAATACTTTTGGTTCTAGAGTCACTAACTTTGACTTAACTCAATATTTAAAACGTTTTCCAACTCTCTTAAATTCATCTGAAGGTAGAAGACAATTAGTAGATCAGATGAGAATCGTGAACAAGATAAATTCTGTTTACTATAAAAATCTTAAGAATGTTTATGACAGAGCTGGAGGCGTCAGAAATATAGATGCAGACGTAGCTCAAAGATTAGCTGAAGAAATTTCTGAAAGTAAAATAGAAAAACTAGCAGAGCAATTTAAAGAAGTTGGTGAATTTAGTTCCAAACCAGCTGCTTCTGAATTTAAAGGAAGAAGAATTGTAGATGAAGGTACTGGAGAAATTTTTGTGAGCGATGGGGAAAATTGGATACCTGAGGGTCAATAAATGGCATATAGATTTCTAGAAGAAGAAGAACCCAAGGAAAATAAATTTCTTTCGTCTGGTAAAGAAGCTCTTAGGCATGGAAGTAGAACTGCATCAAATATAGCTACTAGAGCCGTTGGAGTTCCTGGAGACATCTTTTCTTTAGTGAATCAATTTGTAGCCAAACCTGCTTCTAAACTAATAACAGGAAAAGAAGGTGTCCCATATGAAGAAACTGCTTTAGGAAAAATACTTCCTACAACTGCTACTCATAGAAAAGGTTTAGAAGAAAAAACAGGTGAATACTTAAAGCCAAAAAATAAAGTTGAAAGTTTTGTAGATGATGTTTTAGAAGATACTGCGCTATTGTTAAGTCCTTCTTCTGTAGTATCTAAGGGACTAAAAGCAGGAGGAGCTCTAAAAAGTTTTTTCAAATCTGTTGGTGCTAATTTAGCCGGTGAAACCACCAAACAAGTAGTTGGAAGTGAAACAGCAGGCGATATTACAAAATTAGGATCTTTATTTTTACTTTCAGTATTAGATCAAGAATCTGCTGCGAAACAAGTAGGAAAACTATATAGAAAAGCAGAGGAAAATTTGCCATCCAGTGCCAGGTCTAATGCTTCTTCATTATCAAAAAATTTAGACAATCTTGAACACCAAATTACAAAAGGAAGGCCATTAGAGAATTTATCTCCTCAGGAAAAATTTGTCATTAATCAATCGGAGAAAGCAAAAAATTTGATCCAAAATGGTGAAATCAGTGTAGAACAAGCAATTGCTCAAAAAAGAAGTTTAAATAAGGAACTTGCAACTCTTTACAAAGAAGTCCCTAAAAAAGGAGATCAAAAAACTGTAAAAAATTTTGCTAAGAGAATAGGATCTTACTTAAATCAGACCATTGATGAATATGGTAAGAAAAATCCTAAGTTTTACAAAGATTACAAGGCAGCAGATGAAGCTTTTGGAACTTTAGCTAAGTCTAATTTTGTATCTCATTGGATTGAAAATAATGTAGTCCAAAGTCCTGTTACACATGGTCTTCTACACGTAGTAGGTGGAAACATAGGAGGAGCTGCATCTGGAACTGTAGGAGCAATTTTACCTTATCAAGCTGCAAAATTGACCTATAGAATATCAAAATCTCCTACTTTAGCAAAAATATATGGAAATACTTTGAAAGCAGCTGCTAAGGAAGATTCTAAGTTATTTAATAAATATCTAAATGAATTAGATGAAAAGATGCAAGAAGAAGAAGGTAAAGAAAGATATAGATTTATAGATTAGAGCCAAGGCTCATCGATAGATATTTCTTTATCTTTTTTGCATGCGTCAATAAATCCTAACACCGCTATTACAGTAAAAATTCCTAAAACAATTAGTAAATAACTCATTTTTTATTCCTCTCTTCTATAGCACAAAGCCTCCCATGGAAATCCTTCATTTCTCTTTCTATAGCAGAAATGAGATCAATAACTTGTCTATGATCTTGTCTAGATTCACTTCGAACCCATAAAAATAGACCGAAATTTGATGCTATCAGAACAAAAACTTGTGTCCAATCCATGATTTTTCTCCTTTCTCACTAAATTATAATGATTTACGGATTCTTTGCAAGAACTTCGGAATGAATTTTCTCCATTCTGTCTTCTACCAATTTATCAATAATATTTTTTAAGTTTAGCAAAGAAATCCTATCTATTTCTGATCTAGCAATGCGATAGACTTTCTTATTTGCTGATCCTATATCACATGCAGTAATACGACCATTCTTTATGGCTCTTCGAATAGTGCTAGGATGTACTGCTATTTTAGAAGCAAACTCTTTAATCGATAGAAATTCATTTTCTTTACTATTCATCATGTGTCACCAAATACGTCACTAGAGGTCACTATAGGTTAAATAAAAATATAAATAATAGATTTTACTGAAAAAATGTCATATTTTGGTGCTTTTAAAAAGAGGTTAAAAATGTCACTCGCATATGGTATTGGCGGTTTAATAAATGTTCCACCTCCTGCACTTACAGGATTTGGGCCACCTTCAGCTAGTTTTAAAGGACAATTGGGACAAGCATATTTTGATAAGTCTACTAATCCTCCTACTGAATACGTATACAATGGAGTGAGTTGGGTGACTGCCGGTGCTAATCCAGCAACGACTACAACCTTCGGTACCGTAAAACTTTCGACTCTTGCTCAATTAGAAGGCGGTACTGCACCAGCAGGAGCAGTAGTGCCATTAGCTAATGATGTCTTCACATATGTGCAAAGTGTAGTTATTGGAGGCGCTAATATTGCCCAAACAACCGTTACTGGTATAACGAACCTTGCTACTAATGCTCAGGCAGTCGCAGGGACAGCAACTATTCCAGGAGTTACTGCTCTAGCAGTACAGCCATCAAACCTTGCAGCTGTGTTTGCTGCTCCTCCTGCAACTGGAGGAACTACTCCAAATTCTGCTGTATTTACTACACTTGGAGCAACCACTGTAACATTTACGGCTGGTGGTACATGGGCATCCGGTGGTACAGCTATTAGTATTGGTGCAGATGCAACTACAGATACTATCAATATTGGTACAGGTGCGGCAGCACGTACAATCCATATTGGTGATTCTACACAAGCTAATTTGGTAACTATTGGATCTGCTACAGGTGCAGCAGCTCTTACATTGCAAGCTGGAACAGGTAACTTTGTTCTTACAACAGCAGCCACAACTAACGTGACAATGGGTGCTGCTCAAACGACTGGTACTTTCACAATTGGAGGTACTGCTGCAACAGGTACAATGACACTAGGTTCGTCTTCTGCTACAAATATAGTAGCGATTGGTAATGGTTCTGGAGCAACTACAGTGAATATAGCCAACGTTACTACAGCAGGGGCTGTAAACATAGGGGCTGGATTAACCACAGGTGCCATCACAATTGGAGGTACTGCAGAAAGTGGAACGATTACATTGGGATCATCTTCTGCATCTAATACGCTAGTTATTGCTGGAGGTTCAGGGGCAACTACATTACAGGTAGCCAATGTACAAACAGGTGGTTCTGTGACTGTAGGGGATGCGATGACTACAGGCACTATCAGAATTGGAGGTAGTGGCGCTCAGACCGGTACAATTACTATCTCTGCTTCTACAGGTGCACAGACAATTGCAATCGCTAATCTTGGTGGAGCAAAAACCATTGGAATAGGAAATGGTGTAGATGGTAATCAGATCACGATTGGAAATGGTATTAATACAACTTCACAATCAGTAACAATTGCAGGTGGTGCAGCAGGCGCAGCCTCAACAGTTAGTATCTTAAGTGGTAATGCTACTGCAGGAACACAAACTCTGAACTTGGCAACTGGAACTGGTGGTAAAACAGTACATATAGCGGATGGTGCTGGAGTAAATTTAGTAACCATTGGTTCTACAAATGGTGCTTCATCTCTAACATTACAATACGGAAGTGGTGGCTTTACCCAAGATGGTGCAGCTACTGGTAACGTTAGCTTGTTCCCTTCAATTACTTCAGGTACCTTCAATATCGGTGGTACAGGTGCCAACACTGGTACAGCTACTATATTCGGAGGAACAGGTGCTCAAACTGTTAATATTGCTAACTCTACTGGTGGTAAAACTGTAGCGATTGCCACAGGTGCTGGCGCTAATCTAGTATCTATAGGTAGTAATAATGGAGCATCATCCTTAACTTTACTAGCAGGTACAGGTAACTTCAGTTTAGATGGTGCTGCCACTACAACCTACACATTTGCCCCTAGCGTCACTTCCGGTACAATCAATTTCGGAGGAACAGGTGCTAATACAGGAACAATGACTATTGCTGGCGGTACAGGTGCGCAGACAATCAATATTGCCAACTCTACAGGCGGTAAGACAGTTGCAATAGCGACTGGTGCTGGTGCTAACCTAGTATCTTTGGGAAGTAGCAACGGTGCTTCTAGTCTTACTCTTCTAGCAGGTACAGGTAACTTCAGTTTAGATGGTGCCGCTACTACTACATATACATTCGCTCCTAGTGTTACTTCTGGAACAATAAATTTTGGAGGAACAGGCGCCAATACTGGTACTGCTACTATTTTAGGTGGTACAGGTGCGCAGACAATCAATATAGCTAATAGCACAGGTGTCAAGACTCTTAATATAGCAACTGGTGCAGCAGCAAATGTAGTAACAATAGGCACTACAAATAGTACATCTTCACTTACTTTAAATGCTGGTACTGGAGGTATTTCTCTTACTTCTGGACAAACGAAAAAAGTAACTGCTGTTGCTGCTGCTGCTTCTCCTTATGCTGTTCTTGGTAGTGATTATTTTATAACCACGGATACTACAGCTGGTGTATTGACTTTAACACTTCCTGCAGCTCCTGCTACTGGTAGAACATTGGTAGTATACGATGGTGTTGGCCAAGCGGCTGCAAATAACGTGACGATTGATGGTAATGGAAAATCAATCGCTGCAGCTGGAACAAGTTCTGGAACTAAAACTTTAACAACAGCTTATTCATCAATGACATTGACTTACAATGGAACATTGTGGTGTGGACAAAAAGTAACTTAACAGAGAAAGGAGTTGCCAGATATTTAATGATACGTTATTCAATAAAATTATTTATAACGAATTATTAAAATTTAAGGATGAAATATGCTAAAGAATGTGACTCAAATGACAGTGCAAGTGGGCGAGAAAATTTTTCACATGATTTGTGATCACGATTCACCCATAAATCACGTAAAAGAAGCTCTTTTTCAATTTATGAAAATTGTAGGAGAGGCAGAACAAAGAGCAAAAGAGGCTCAAAAGCCTGCAGATGAAGAAAAGAAAGATGATGTACCTGAAGTTAAAAGTGAAGGAACTGAATGAGTAATCCATATATAGGCGCCAGAGTTGTATTTGATACCGAACGAACAGTAACTGGTGCTTTTACAGGAGTAGCTCAGAATTTAGGAACTCCTCTAACTTATCCGGCAGTTCTAATGGTAATTGATAATCAATCAACTGTAGCTGTGCAATTTGTAGTAAATGGCAATGTATGGAAGACATTTTCTATTGGAGAAGCTCTTGTTTTAGATTTAAGAGGAAACGCAGCTCATGCACCTACATTTGCAGTAGATACAAATACACAATTTCAAATCATTGCCACAGGTGGTACTGGTACTTTCAGTCTTGCAATATTGTATGCTAAGTAAAGGAAAAGAATGAGTCAGATATATAAAAGTTTAACATCTGGACCAGTACCTCCTACAGTACCTACTAGCTTCGTAACTGATGTAAATTCTCCTGCCATTCCAGCTGCCAATGTACTAAATGAAATAGGTGGTAGTACCAGTATAAATAATAATAATGGAATTCAGACAGATGGTTCCTCTGGTAGTAATACTTTAACTATCCAACTCACTAATCGTCTAACAGGAACAGCAACGGTAGTAGGTGCTACAACAGGAGACATAATAACTTTTGCTCTTGGTGCATCTGCCGCAGTGTATAGATTTACTTTTATTGTTTCCGGAAGAGATACAGCAGGTGCAAATGTTGGTACAGGATTAGGATATACGGTTGATGCATCTGCTAGAACAGATGGTTCTACTTCTACAATTATTTCAACACCAGATATAGATGCCGATGAAGATACAGTATTATCTGCAGCTCTCATGGCAGTAGTAGCTAGTGGAAATAATGTGATTGTTAGAGCTACAGGAGTAGCAGGAGAAACAATTTCTTACCGGGCCGTAGGCTCCTACGTGGTGGTATAATGAGTGGATTTGATAATGAAACAGTATATGCTAACAACTGGGATTTCAGAGGAGTACAGCCTGTACTTCCTCAAGTTACCGCTACAGGACAATTGCCTATAGGAACAGGTGCAAGCCCAGCAATTCTGGTAGGAAAGCTTACTTCTCCTCTCGGAACAGTAACAATTGGTTATTCTTCTCCTAATATCACATTAGATATTGCAGGCGGAGCCTCTGCTATAGAAAAAATTAATCTTCAGACTGGAACATCTCCTATAGTGCCAGCCGCAGGAATAATTACTTTTAACGGAGCAACTGTATTGGCAGGAACTAATCCTGTAAGAACCGATGGTACAGGAGCTAATACAATGGCTTTGGAGGTGCAGATATCTCAAGCATTATCTGCTGCTGATGCAACAAAAATAGGTCTTAGCAACTTTGATTCTACAAGCTTTTCAGTAGCATCTACCGGATTTGTAACAATGGCTGGAGGCGGTGGATTTACTTGGAGTGATATTTCTGGTGCATTTTCTCCTCTAAAAAACCATGGTTATTTTATTACAGGAACAGCTAATGGAACGCTTCCTGCAGCTCCTGCTCAAGGAGATACAATTAAGTTTTTTGTAGACACAGCTCAGATTCTAACCATTACTGCTTCAGGAACGCAAATTATAAGAATGGGATCAGCAGTAACAGCAGTAGGCGGTACAGCAGTTAATACTGCACAAGGAGATTCAGTTGAACTTACATATCGCACTAGTGATACGTGTTGGTGTGCTATTTCTGGATTTAGTGGAATATGGACAGTGACATAAAGGAGATGAAAAAGAATGACAGTTGTAACTAGTGATAACAGATATGCAACAGCGCAATTGATTGTTGCTCCTACTCTTGCCCAAGGTGCAAATTATACCACTGTTCAATCGGCAATTACTGCCGCTTCATCGGGACAGACTATTTTTATTCGTCCAGGAACATATACAGAGAATCTAACCTTAAAAGCCGGAGTTAATCTAGCTGCATTTGAATGTGATGCATTTAATCCAAACGTTACAATAGTGGGTACATGTACATTCACAGGTACTGGAACGGTATCTATCTGGGGAATAAGATTACAAACTAATAGTTCATTTTTATTAGCAGTCACAGGTAGTGCTGCATCCGTAGTATGGCTAAGATCATGTTATTTAAATTGCACAAATAATACAGGAATTTCTCATTCATCTTCCAATTCAGCATCTCAAATTCGCGTAGATAATTGTTTTGGAGACATTGGAACTACAGGAATTTCTCTTTTTGCTTCTACAAGCTCTGGAACAATTGGAATAGTATTTACTCAAATTACAAACACAGGTGCTTCTACAACGTCTAGTACAGTAAGTACAGGTACGATAAACATTTTTGAATGTAATGTTGCTATCCCATTTACTACTAGTAGTATTGGTTTATTAAATATCCAAAATTGCATCGTGAACACTTCAGCAACTAATACTACTGCAATAACGACTGCAGGAACTGGGGCAACTAACAATGTAATCAGTGGATATATTTTATCTGGCTCAGCATCTGCGATCAGTGTTGGTACTGGAACCACTTTGGAGATTACATCTGCTACAGTAGGCTCTTCAAATACTAATGCTATTACTGGGGCTGGAACATTAATTCATACAGGATTAGCTTATGCCAGTACTTCTTCACTTGTGAACACTACCACGATTACGGATCGAGCATTTGGAAGAACAGGAACTTTTACACCAGGATTATCTTTTGGTGGAGGAACTACAGGAATTACTTATTCGGCACAACAAGGTTTTTTTACTATTATTGGAAATGTAGTGCATATAAACATACGAATTGTTTTAACAAGTAAGGGTTCATCGACAGGAACTGCTCAAATAACAGGATTACCTGTTACAAATGGCAGTAACATTATCTCAGCGATTGTTGTAGGTTCTTTTGGAGCCGTAACCTTAACTGCTACATATACTTCTATATTCTTATCTCTTGATTCTGCAGCTACTACCGCAACACTTAATGCTTCAACTGCAACAGGATTGGCTTCTATTCTAGTAACCGATACAATGTTTGCAAATAATTCGAATTTAAGAATAACAGGTTCTTATCTTATTGCTTAGGATGGTCTGGAAATAAATAAATCCAACAATCTGCATAAGCATCCAACATTCCACGAATCCAGTAATTGGATTTTTCTTCAGAATATGGATCATACCATTCTTCTAGATCATCCATTCTATCTAATAAAAATTCCCTTGTGATCTTCTTACAATCACATTCGCAAGCCATAAGTTGAAATGGTATAAAAAATAATAAAAAAAAATTTCTCATGTTACCCTTAGTGAATTTACATGAAAAATTTATTATATCACTTTATATGTTCACAAGTGTTTTCTTAAGTTTTTGTAAAGAAATTTATGTGTAAATGACAAATCCTTGATTTTTTTTCATGTAAAATTTATCGTATTTTTTTAAATCTGGAGACCTACATGAAAATATGGATGATAAGCTTTATTTTATTTATCGCTTGCTCAGTATATGGTAATGAAAAAAAATATATTTCAAAAAATCAAATAACAATAACAGAGTATGGAATAATAATAAATGCGCCTGAGGGTGTATACGTAACTGATTCAGTAGTATTTTTAGGAGACGGGAAATATATGATATCTAGCAATATACGTGATTGCCCAAAATACACTCCCGACCCCGAAAAAAATAAAAAATAATACTTTATTTAGAATTACAAATCTTCCAAAATTCAATGTTCTCTCCACGATATTGTTCTAGATTAACATTTTTAAGTTCAGGAACTTTGGAGTAATCTATGTTTCCTTTTCTTAAAATCTTAGAAACTGTTATGCCGTTTCCAATAGAATTTTTATCCTGGCACTGACGTACTAGCAATTCTCTCAGTCCCTTTTCTAATTTTTGTAAATGAAATATTTGATTAGAAATTCTCTTCCATTCCTCACTTACTTCATTCCAGATTTCTGAAGATTTCATTTCGTAATCTTTTTCAGTGAGATCAGGTGCTATCAATTCCTGTATGCACTCATAAAATTCTTTCTCTTTCGACAACATTTTCTTTATGTATTTATCATCTCTATAAACATTCACTATCACTCCATTGTCTCCATCGAAAGAAAAATAAATAGCATTCTCCACTTGTGCTA